CAAGGTTGGGTTATAGACGCTATGGGCGAAGAAGAAGTTGCTAACTTAGAAGCAAATTTAGATTCACAAATAGAAAATGAAAAAAATCCAACTTCAATTACTAAAACTTTAGATTCTTAGTATATAATTTAATTTTAATAAACTTATAGGAGAGTTAAATGAGTAAAGAAGAAAATAAGATGGAAAACCAAGAACCAGTAGTAATTACATATAATGGCACAGAATACAGAGCTTCTGATCTAAATGAAGACCAAATGGCTTTAGCTGCTAAATTAAACATTGCTGGTAAAAAATTAGCTAGACTTCAAGAGTTCTATGATGATTATGTCATCACAAATGAATACAAGAATCTTTGTATTGAATCATTTGATAGAGCTATCAATGCTGAAGATGTGGCTGAGGTAGTAGAGGAAGAATAATGGCTGCTCGTAAGACTGCTAATGATGTTCATTCAGACTTACGAGTTCACGAAAAAATGTGTGAAGAACGCTGGAAAACTATTTATAGAAAAACTGATGACTTACAAGCATCGGTAAATAGTATGAAGGGTTGGCTGTTAGCAGGTCTTACAACAATACTAATTAGTATGTTTACTCTAGTCCTCAGAGGTTTAATTTAATCCAAATTAATATATGATAGACAAACTTATCGAACCAGTTAGCAACATTTTAGATAAATTTGTTGCTGATAAAGATTTAAAAACAAAACTATCTCATGAACTTGAGAAAGAAATAATATCGCTTAATAAAGCACAATTAGAAGTAAATAAAGTTGAAGCAAAACACAATAATATATTCGTTGCAGGCTGGCGTCCATTTATTGGTTGGTGTTGCGGTTTATCACTCGCTTATCATTTTATTTTAGAACCAGTCATACAATACATTCTTATTGTTAATGGGATTCAATTTGAAACGCCTGAGTTTGATTTTAGTCAACTATCTACAATCGTTATGGCTATGCTTGGCATGTCAACACTTAGAACCTACGAAAAAACTAAAAAATAATATGCTAGACAATGTAAAACAGATGTTGCTCAAGCATGAGGGTATGAGGACATATCCTTACAAATGCAGTGAAGATAAACTTACTATTGGTATTGGTAGAAACTTAGAGGCTAATGGTATATCAGAAGAAGAAGCACTATATCTTCTTGATAACGATATCAAGAGAGTTACAGATAACTTAGATAAGATGTGGAATGTATGGAGAACATTTCCTGAGAAAGCACAATTAGTATGTGTAGATATGACCTATCAAATGGGTATAACAGGTTTTATGAATTTTAGACAAACAAGAGCATTAATGGAGATGGGTTGTTGGTTAGAAGCAAGTGAAGAGGTATTAAGAAGCAAATATGCAACCCAAACCCCAAATAGAGCAGCTTATAACTCAAGGCAATTAGCCTTATGTCAAAATGCCAAGAAAAACATCAGACCAACATCAAGCTAATTCAAGACTTGGTGCTTTAGGCGAATCCCTCGTACAAACCTTTCTGCTTGAATACGCAGACTTTTGTTTTCCCACCCAAGAAAAACATCCTGCTGATTTGATGGTTGAATTTGGTAATGCTAAATATACAGTGCAAGTAAAAAGCAGAAGAGCTACTAAAGAAAAGAAGTTTGTCTTTGCATCTGAAAATTCAAGATCAATGTCTGATACTTATAAAAACTATACTTGCGATATCTTAGCTTTTGTATTCTTCTATGATGATCAAAAAAGAATCATGTTCAAATCTAATACATCATCACAAAACTATTTTACTTTTGATAAGAAAGTAATCACTGATACTATGGAATTAGATTCACTTCAAGAATCTCTTGATACCCTAAGTGCAGTACCTGTTCTAAATCCTATAATTTAATCCTTGCATATTATATAAATATAATTTAATATATTTATATTAATTAAGGAGAGTAAATTATGGTTGAAAAAATACAAGTATTAGTTCTATTGGCTGTCATGTGCTACCTATGTTATGGAGTAGCTCTAATCATCAACGACAGGAACAACAGAAAATGAATGTAACATTTAATTTAATGGGCGGTGGTGAATTAAACATACCATCAAGAGCAATTAGTGGTTTCTATAAAGATGAATTTACCAGTGATGTTATTGTTGAAGTCAATGGTGATGAATACAAACTTAGAGATTCCTTGGATGAAGTTAGATACATATTAGGATTAGCAAGATGAAAATAGAATCACTAAAGAACTTTGTATCTGAGCAAAGAGGACAAGCACTTATCTATAAAGATATACCCAATGAAGATTACCATGCTGGTGTAGGTATAAGCAGTAGTTATATTAGAAGGTTTGGTGAATCCCAACTTCATGCAATAGAACATAAACAGGAAAGCACACCAACACTAAAGTTTGGGACAGCAGCTCATGCCTTGATTGTAGAGGGTAGAGAAGCCTTTGATAAAGAGGTTAGAGTAATGCAAGGCTCACCTTATACAAAAGCCTATAAAGAAGAGAAGGCTGAACATGAAGAACAAGGATTCATTGTTCTCAAAGAAGCTGATCTTGAGGTTATAGAAGGAATGAAGGCAAATATGGTTTACGAAGGTAATGCTTACTTAAATGCTAAAGGCAAATTAGCAGAAGCAAGTGTTTACTGGTATGAAGATGATATTCTTTGTAAGTGTAGACCTGACATGATGTGTCCGCCTTTAGATCAACCCAACTCTGATAATAAGATGGTTGTAGTAGATTATAAAACAACTATATCCTGTGAGCCTTATGCTTTTAATAAGTCAGTCAAGAAGTATGGCTATGACATGCAGGCAGCTTGGTATAGAAGAGGAATACAAATGGCTGGATATGATGTTGATGAGTTTGTATTCATAGCACAAGAAAAAGTACATCCTTATGCTTCTAAGGTGTTTAGGATTACTAAAGAGCAAATGGATTATGGCTGGACAATGATGGAGAACTATTTAGAAGAGTATAAGGAATATCAAAAAGGTAAACCTCTTACTATTTACAATAGTCCTAATGTTGTGGATTTAGTTTTATAGAAAGGGCAAATAGATATATGAGAGTATTAAGTATTTGGAGAGTTTATCCTTTGCCCTTGAACCTAGTATACAGTTTTTGGAGAAGTAGGTAATAAAGTTCTAGCTTTATTATCAAATAAATATTAATATAAAAAAGGAGAGTCAGAATGGACGAAAAAACAAAAAAAGCACTTTGGATATCGGAAGATTTACACAAGGAGATCAAGATATTCGCAATTAAAAATAACATGAATATTGAGACTGCATCACAGATGGTCTTAAAGCTAGGCATGTGTTCTTATAAAGCGGAGAAAAAGAATGGGTCAAAATAGTAAAGCGGTATCAAAGCGTAGAGAAGAACTAGAACAAGAGAAGCTAGATAAATCAATCAAGATGTATTACTTTCAGAAAGGAGCTGGTGAACACTACAGAGAAATACAATATCAAAGTGGAAGAGTTGTAAGGACTGATTTTAATGATTGATGCGATTCTATATTTTATTGCAGGAGTATTTGGTTTAGTTGCTATAGGTGGTTTGATTAGCCTGATAGTATTTATATACATAGTTAGAGAGTTAGATTAATGGTAAACAGCAGAAACAAAGGTGCAGCATTTGAGAGGGTTATAGTCAATAAGATTAATACTCTACTTGAATCTAAAGGTATAGATACTAGAGTTAAAAGAAACCTAGATCAATATCAAACAAAAGGCATGGCTGACATCTACTGGGATAACTTTGCAATCGAATGTAAAAGATATAAAGCTGGTGGTAAAAAAACCATGTATAAGAATGAATGGTGGCAACAGGCAGTAGATAGTGCTGGAGATAATTTAATACCTTTGCTAATTTTTAAATATGATAGAAGAGAGCCTATGTGCGTGATTCCTCTTTACTTGGTGACAAGTGTAGAGACTGCAAATTGGCAATGCACATACCTGTGTCCACTATCAGAAATATGCGAAAGGTTAGATGAAATCTTACAAAAGGCAAATGGATTTAAACAGCTATCTTCTTGAGGAAGATTTTGAAGAGTTTTGTAGGAAGTCCTACGAAAGAATCACATTAGCATGCGATGTATTTGGCATAGTTAATGATGAGGATTATTACAGTTTTAAAGAAAGGTGTTATACCCAACTTGAAACTGATTACTTAAACAGTATTGAAAAAACAATACATTAAACCATAGGAGAGTATTATGGATATATTAGGCGGAATGAGTAATTCCAGCGATAGTCAGCAAGTTTACCTTGCTTTCAAAACAGCCGATCAACAATTTTTTGTTAATGGGCAAACAGCAATTGATTTTAAATACTTGCAGTTAGATCCTGCAACATTTAAAAGCGGTTGGGGTAGGTATGCTGGTGAGTATCAGTATCAATGGGATTCTAAGTTTGGAGAAGCGAGTCCTAAGCCTGCTGATGATTGGAAAAGAGCATTTAGTTGTTGTGTTATGCCTCATGGACATGACCATGCACTTATTTGGAGTAGATTCACTTTTGCTGAATCAAGTGCTTTTAATAAGATACTAAGTAGCTTTTGGAATCAAATGGATGCAAATAGCAATTCTTTACCAGTAGTTGAGTACAAAGGCTCAAAAGAAATACAGGTGGGTATAGGAAGATCATCAGAGTTATCTTTTGAGTTTTCTAAGTTTGCTCCAAGGTTTGATAACTTTGTTATCCCAGCATTTTATGACAAAGATGATGATGCTGTAGAGGACACGTTTAAGAGTCCTAATGATGGTCTTGCTGATAAAGTTCAGGAGATGGTTGATAAGAATGAATTGTCAGACGATGATATTCCATTCTAATGCAACAGATAGATTGGATAAGAATAGCACCTGACGTTGCCAAGCAACTGCTAGGAGAACCCACTAAAACCTCATCTAACGAGCTTAGATGGGGTAGCAAGGGGTCTATGGCTCTTAATCTATCAGAGGGGACTTTTTACGATCATGAAGAGGGAGTCGGTGGGGGAGTAATAGATTTAATTAAACATCTTAATCAAGATGTCAACACAGTTTTAAAACAGTTTGGTTATGACTTAGCATTACATTCAAATGACTCCTTATTAAGTGGCTTTAACCCCCCTAAAATTGAAGCCACAAGTAGTGCTAAGTCATTCTCTCGAGAGCAAATGATTGATTTATATAAACAGTCAATCGTTAGTCTTAAGTACAATGATAATTTCATGGTTCTTAGATTTCCTGAAGGTCATGTCATAAAACAGAAATATGCACCTTTTACACTAGGTGCTGATGGTTTATGGGCTTTAAAACGCCCTGACAGCCCCCTCATGCCAATTTACTATACGGATAAGTACCCTACTAAGCCAATTGTAATAAATGAGGGTGAGAAGGCTCTAAAGGGCTGTGAAGCAATAATAGGTGATAAGCTAGATTCTTGTACTTGGCATGGTGGAGTCAATAGTTGGAAGAAGGCAGATTGGAAACCTATATTAAAAAGAGAAGTATGGATATTTCCTGATAATGATAAAGCAGGTAAGGAATGTGCTGACCAATTAGCTGAACACCTAAGAAAAGAAGGTTGTAGAAACATTAGAATTATACAGCCACCTGAAGAATTTAATGAGAAGGATGATCTTTATGATGCTTATGAGAGAGGTTATTTTAAATCAGTAGATGATTTTATTGGCTTTGTTGATAAACAAAAAGTAAAACTACCTAAAGGTGCTTTACGTTTTGACAGAGCTGACTATGTTCTATCGCAGGTAACGAACCCTGATTGGCTTATAACCGAAGTATTTGAACGCAACCGCTTAATAACTGTATTCGGTGCTCCCAAATCAGGCAAATCGTTTATTGCGATAGCTATGGCTTGTGCTGTAGCAAGAGGTAGTGATTTCTATGGACATAAGGCAAAAAAAGCACCTGTAGTCTATCTTGCAGGGGAGGGAGTTTCAGGCATTAAGAGGAGGCTTGCAGTATTCCATCAAAGCAAATATGGTGGCAGTCTTACCGAAGCACCCTTATTTTTATCTAATAGAGGATCAAGAATTAATGAAGCAGAAGAGTATGAGAAGCTAGAGACTGAAATTAATCTACTAAAACAAGAAGTAGGGCAAATCGGTTTAATTATCTTCGATACGTTTCAAAGAAATTTCTCAGGCGATGAGAACTCAGCTCAAGAGGTCAATAAGTTTGTTAAAGCTGCTGATCAATTGATTCATGATTTTGACTGTACTGTATTGCTTGTTCATCATACTGGTAGGGGCAATAAAGGTAGGGCTAGGGGTAGTTCTGTTCTTGATGCTTCTATTGATGGTGAGTTTATGGTTGAAAGAAAAGATAATACTGTTGATGGTGAGAAGCAAATGTTTGTCAAGATGAAACAAACCAAAAACAAAGATGGAATGGGTATGACTGATAAGAGCTTTATTTTTCATGAAGAGACTGTTATAGGTGAGGGTCTTGATGTTACTTCAGGATTATTAATTGAGACTGACGATGATGATTCTGATGATGATATACAAGATGCAGTAAACGAAGCAGAAGATAAAAAGATATCTTCTCTTATGTATTTTCTAGCAAAAGATAAGCCAAAACCTGAAGAAGAATGGTTTACAGCAGATGATTTTGGTCATCAAGCGGTTTATAACACTACTGGTAATGAAATTAATCGTGATGCTATCAATAGATCATTTAAGAGATTGGAAAATGCTGGTGTTGTTATACATGCTAAAAGAGACAAAAACACTGTAAGAAAGCAGGGTTACAGGCTGTCTGAGTTTAGATTATATGATGATTATGAGTTAAATAATGGATAGAGTGTGCGAGTGTGTGTGTGAGTGTGTGTGTGTGTATTGATACATTATTTGAGTGTGTGTGTGTGTAGTAGTCCGTAGGACTACACACATGCACACTTAAATGTATACGCACAAGGAGATAAATATATGAATACTTATTTAGATGAATCTTTAAAAGATAAATTAAAACAATTAAGAATTTACGAAACTGAAACAAGAGTTAAGTGGGGTAATCTTAAACGAATCTACAAGATGGTAGGTGTTGACTTTGAGATTAAGTTTTTAAAAGCAGAACAGTTGTTAAGAACATCTTTACGAAATGATCCACCTAAAAAGCAAATTTCAATGGTTGAAATGATGTTAAGAGCTTATGAGCAATTAAATATCAAATGTGAAGAAAGTGGATATATTATGATTCAACCAAATGCAAAATGTTTTACGCTTGATAAAAAGACTGCTTTGATATGTGATACTGATGATGAGAAACCAGTATTAGAACTTATACATAAGAATGAGAAGGATATTATGATATTTAGCATAGAAGAACTATTACGATGTATTCCTAATGACTTTATGAAAGCTAAAGAGCTTTTAAGCAAATTAGATAAATCAGTCAATATACAAAGAGTAGATTATGTCTAACTGGCACGGAGGCAAAGGCTCAAAGCGTAGACCTGAAGATTCTAAGAAGTTAGATGCAAATTGGGAAAAGATATTTGGAAAAAAGAAAAAGGAGAAAAAAGATGCCGATAAAACTAAAACCTAGTGCCAAGATCAGAGATAGGGCTACAGGTAAAACAACAACAGAACATTACTATTTAAAGTGTATGACACTTTCAGAGCTTAATGATTACATTGAATCATCTAGTGCTAAGAAAAAGATCATACAAAAATGTAAGAATGAAATAATAAGGAGAAAACTATGAACTGTTGGCATTGTGCAACTAAATTAATTTGGGGTGGAGATCATGATATAGGAGATGAAAATGAAGAATTTGATATTGTAACTAATCTATCATGTCCTAAATGCGAAGCCTATGTAGAAGTATATTTACCAAAAGGAGAGGCAAATGAGTGATTTAGTAAACAAACCACCACATTACAATAAAGGCAAATTTGAATGTATCGACTATATTAAGCAACAGTTAGGTGCAAATTTCCCTTCATACCTAGAAGGTAATGCCATAAAGTATTTACATAGGCATAAATATAAAGACTCTAACATTCAAGACTTAGAGAAAAGTATTTGGTATATTAATAAATTAAAAGAACATTACGAGAACTTATAATGAGTAATAAACCGCAAATTGATGTTTCACAACTTAAAAGGCAAATCGCAAAAGGCAAATCACTGAATGAAGTGGTAATGTCTTTGGGTAAAAGCAAATCGACTATTCTCAAAGTTGCTAATGAGAATGGTCTAAAGTTTGATAAAAAAAGTCCTTGGGCAAATTTATAATAAAGGCAAATTTAGTATTAAGGCAAATTTAGTATTAAGGCAAATATGGATATACAAGTAAAAACTGATCTAAAGAAACTCCAAAAGAAAATGGACGTTTTACAACATAAGACTTTCAACAAAGTTCTAAGTGAGGGCATGAATTATACTGGTGCTAAAGTTGTCAATGCACAAAGAGAGATGCTTCTTAGAAAACTAGAAAAACCTAGAAAAACATCTATAACCGCTATTGTAATGTCTCAGTTTGCTAAACC